GACTTTTGTGATTGTGCCATTCGCGGCTACCTGCACAATGTCGCCGTTGGCGATAGCGGTGTTGTACCCTGAAGTAATCGGTAATTGACGAGTTGATCCTGCAAAGGAACGACCCCCAATAGCGTTAATCGGGCGCAAACCGTATGGAGTAGATGTAAGAGCCATTTAAGTCTCTCCTCTATTACGATTTTATTTACAGCAAGCGCCAGAAGGCTACTTACCAAATGAGGTACGAGTAGACCGTTCGGAAGGCATTACGGGCATACGGGGGTCGGATTCCCGCATGAAATTCCTATCTACGGCGTCGGACTGATGTTGTGCAGTCTCCAACTGACCGTATTCTCGGTCTTCTTGCAATTCTTTAGGTATTGCACAGAGCAATAACCCGCCGACTTCAATATTGTCCTTAAAGCGTGAGTCAATATCGGACATAATCTGCAATTCAGGGTAGTCTTCTGCTTTCACAGCTACGTACCCATCTCGGAACCTTTGCGAAACATTGGTCATGTCACCTGTACCCAAGGTAGATGTGCGAATCCAGCGGAACGCAAGTCCGTCACGCGGTTCGGGGGTAGGTAGCATAGAGGATCGTTTCCACGGTTTTCTACGTTCACCTGTTTCACGAGTGTTCAAAGAGCGGGGTTTGCGATCAGCCATTGTTCAGTTCCTTCAGTTTTTGCGCCGCGTAGTCTTTTAATGATACTCCAAGTCGCTTGGCGATAGCGGCCTCAGAGGAGGTCAGTTTAACCGTGTTGCGTGATGTAGCAGTATTTCTACCACTCGGGGCCACCACGGAGCCAGCCTGACGTTGCGGTTTTCTGCCCTCTTCAACATCGTCAAACCTATCTGGATAACGCTGCCTCATGGCAACATCAATTCGACTATAGTATGTATCGGAAGAAGAATCAACTCCTTCTTCTACTAGCTCCTGATGCACAAGCATAGCATATCGCTCCATAGCCTTATCCTCAGTAAACCAAGGATTACGAGCTACCCATTCTTGCGCCTTTTTATCAGGTTCAGGTGCGCGAGGTCTAGGCGCAGGAGCAGGTTGTTCAGGTGCTTCGGCAGAACGGGGCTTCCAGTTTTCAATGCGATCAGCTTCGGTCTGTAGTTTAACCATAGCTGACTGCGCTTCAACTACTGCGTCGGCGTCACCAAGTTCGTGCGCGGCTTTGTACGCCGCTTTTGCCTGCGAAAGCTCAGACTCATTACGTGCTTTTGCCTGTGTAATGAGAACGCCCTCACCCTCAGACAAGTTTTTACGTAGTTTATCAGCTTCACTCTTAGCACTCTGCGCGTACTGTATAGCCGCTTCACGTTCTCGTTCTGCTTCTTCCTTGCGTCTACGCTCTTCGTGAAACTCAAACTTTAGCTTTTTAATCCGTTTTTGTACGGACTCACTATGTTTTTCAAGGTCATCATCTTCAGGGATATCAGCTTCTTCGCCTTTGGCTCGGCGTGGTCGGCCTTTATCCTCTTCAGGAGTATCGTCTTCAACCTCTACAACAATGTCTTCAGACGAATCCATGTTGACTTCTACGGTGCCCGTATCTTCTACGGCTTGCTCTGCGCCACTCATGCTCTACTATACCCCCGTGGGTCTTCTACCACTGCTTCTACAGTGTCATCGTTGATAATACGAAACTCTTTACCCATCACTTTAAATCTAGTGCCTGAGTAAGAACGGAAGATTACAAAATCTCCCTCCTCACAGTAAGGTCCACTGGGGAACCGTTCTTTGTCTGTGTAAGCCTCGGGTCCGGTTTTTATAACAAACCCAATTATAGATGCGGTCTCTTCCATAGATTTAAGAGCATCAGGCATAATAACACCGCCTTCTGTCTTTCCATCTAATTCTGGGACTGCAATTAAGACTTTAAAGCCTTTGGGTTCGGGAAGTTTAGCTTGCAGTTCGCTATCTTCTACTTTGTTGGCCGCGTACATTTTAGTCTCCTAGCAGTGATTAAAGGCTCACAGCGCCCTAGCGTGGATTATCCACGTATTTTTCCATACAACTAAAAGTTCTATGTATCAATATATCGTTGTTCAACTTCTTTGATTTCCGTAACTATGTTGCCCAACGCCTCATACTCACCCACAAACTTCCAATATTCTCTGTCGTTTGTAGCGCCACCACCTGCTAGATGGTGACGTATTGCGCTACGTTGTTCCTCTACACGGTTTAACACCGTTAAGAATATACTCTGCTCCACGTATTAATCCCGATCAGTTATATCTCTAGCCATGTCCATAGCTAGCTTTACATCAGCTTGTCCTTCTTTAGCCTCTAGCTCGGCTGCTTTTAAGGTTATGTTAGCTCCATCTCTAATACTATCAGCCTCTAAGCGATTCTCTTGAACACCAATGTTGGCTCGTTTATTCTCCATATCAAGCTGCAGCTTTGCCTGATCCATCTTCATCATGTGCTGAAGCTCTTGTTCTTTGATAGCCATCTCACGCTGCTGTAGCTGTGTCAAAGGGTCCGCCTGTTGTTTGGCGTTCTCCTCTGCGGCTACCTCAGCTTGATCCTTCTTGAGTAGCTGTCCTGCCGCCTGTGCAACCACCTTAGACAGTTCGCGCTCTACGGATTCTGGTAATGGCTCATCTTGGTCAGGTAGCTCTGTGCCTAGCTGTGCTTCGATCTCTTTGCGATACTGCAATGCTATGTGTTCTGTGACGTGAGACTGCATAGCCGCTGATATGGCCCCTGCAAATGGCGACTGACCTACGATCTGCTGTATCTTGGGGTCTTGTAGCGCCGCCATGTGGGTCATAATGTGTGCTTCGTGATCCTGATACGAGAACGCTTTTACAGGCTCTTGCTTCATTATCGACATATTCTCAGACACAGGATCAGCAGGTTTGATATCGTCGGGCAGTTTTATAATGTCTTCTGCGTCTGGAATACCCAGAACCTCAAGCATTTGACGGTGTAGTTTACCTAGATCATACAACTGTGGTGCCTGCTGCGACATTTGTAAGGCTGCTTGGTACTGCATTATACGCTGCGCCATAGTAGCGGCGTTAGGATCAGACACGGGTACTACGTCTACACGTCCGTCAAAGTCTGCTGCACGATCCGCAGGCTCGTCCATCTCATACGCGTACTCAGACGGCATATAATCATGCACAATACGCGCTAGGATACGTAGTTCTTCCTTCATAGCTGCATGTAGACGCGCCTGTACGCCCGACATAACCTTCATAGACCGTTCCATAAGCGCCAGTGTGGTGCCTACAGGAGCCTGTGCGTTCATATCTCCTACCTGCATGTCCCCTACAGAGCCAATGCGCCGTCCTTCCTCAACCACGTTGTTTAGGAGGGTATACAGCACCTGTGACGGCTCTTTATACGGTAGGAAGGTAATAGAATCCTTAATTGCCCCACCCGGAACGTCAACATCCCTAAATTCTCCGGGCATTAGGGGTGTATTGTCCCCTTTTATCCGCATACCACGGGACTTTAGCCCTGCTGGTAGGTTAGATAGCGTCCCAGCGTCGATAAGCTGCCGCATAATGGACGTAGCAGACTTTGCCAGCCCACCTATAGTGTGAATTAAGCCTGTCCCATAAAATCCCATCCCCGGCAGGTATGGATAATGTACAAAATGGCTGCGTTTCCGCCTCTTTTTGTCCTCTTCGTACCAATTTCTACGTATTGCTAGGATTGTACGCGAAGATTTGTCCATAGTAATCACAAATGGAAGTGCCAAACCGTCAGGATCGTCAAATGGCTCGGGTAGTATGATATCTACGTGCATTTCTAGCAGTGTGTGGCGTGGGTCATCGCTGTAAACAGGCTCTGTCCCATCCATTTCGTTGTATTTTTCTTCAATGTCCGTAATATCACGCGTTGGTTCCGGTAGTTCCACGTCTGCGTAGAACCCATTTACCTGCAATGCGCGAATTTCTTCGTAAGTTTTCTTCATAACGTGTGTGTAGCGCGGACAAGTGCGTAGGTTAGACGCGCCGTAGGACGCTACAAAGTCTTCAGCAGGTACGAACACAGACACAGGGCGTTCTAAGATCGGGTCATAGTAAATTTTCTTAAATGCGGAGCCAGCCAACGGAAGTTTGAACAGCATCTGCTCCATCTCGTTCCGATAATCGGGCATTTCTTCCGTTATAAGATAGTTAAGTTCTGTTTCTACACGTTGAGATTGTTTAAATTTCTCAGGTGTCATCTTACCGACGATTTTTGACTTAACAGGACCGGATGCAGGCATAAGTTCACTCATAGCCTGCGCTTGGAACCGTACTACAGCCTCGGTGAGCATAGGATGATACACCCCAGAAGCCCCCTGCCAAGGCTGTGAACGGTCCTCAATCTTCATACCCAGCAAATCTAGGCCGTTTATGTACGATGTGGCCCACTCTTTGCGTGATGCGCGGTCATTATCGAAGTCCTCTACCAATTCAGAGGCCATGCTCTCCAACATCGCGTCCTCAATAGCATCGGCTAGGTTCGCGTTGTGATCTTCCATAGCTGCATCAAGGTCATCATCAAGTCCGGGACTACCAAAGTTTATGACTACAGACCCATCATCCATCTCGACTTCGACTGCACTATCAGTATCAGCTTCAACCTCTACTTCTAGTTCTGGACCTGCGCCCATGATCTCAAGCTCATTAGGAGTCATAAGTTTTTCAATCGCCATGTCGGGCCTCGCTACGGTGTTTCTTTTGTAATTCTAGCAAATAAACATATCTTTGTCGATGTGAGGGTGCCCTATAGGTTGGGAGGAAACCCAGAACACCCCCACGGGACGCGGCCAGCGTCCTATAGGCGTGATACCAAAACCTACGTGATAAAGCTAGCACGTTAATAATAGTCCGCTCTTTGAGGTATATCAGGCTCGTCATCCCACACATCAGTAGGTAATCGTATGAACCCACCCTGCCTAAAACGCAACAGGGCCATAACTGTAGAGTCAACTTGGTCATCGTTAGACATAAACGGAAACCCAGCTATTTCTTCTACCAACTCTTCTGCCCATCGTTTAGCGGGAACCCAACACAGCTCTGACCGTATTATGTCAGCCACAGAGTTAAGACGTGCCATCTTATCACCCGACCCACGGTGCGGTGTGTACTCCTGCACAGGTAGGTCCATACGTCTCATCTCTTGATACAAGGCTGACCCCGATGACTTTTTCTCCACGATAAACGCATCAGGTTCCCAATCATGGTATTCT